CCTATAGCTACTGCGCTAATTGTTTTAACGCCAGCAGGAACTGTCCAAGTAAAAGTACCTGGACCAGTATTGGTGCCAAATAACGCTTGTCCTGGAGCTGCTACTACTTCAGCAGTAGCTCCCCCTGCTGACCGGGAAGCTAGTATAACTTGAGAAGAGACTCTGTTTAGAATTGTCATGCTATACCTTACTTAGCTATAGTTTGATTTTGCACCAATTACATGTGCTACAGCATTATTCAAAGTAATTATAGAAAATACTACTAGTTGAATTTGGTTACTGCTTTGGCTAGGAGCGGTGCCTCCCTGCCATTTAATACTAACTCCAATCCCATTAACACTTAATGTAGTAGGGATTACCATACTTCCGTTAGGGCTAATAAAGGTAACTGTTATTACACCATTTGAAGTTAAACTAACATTAGTTAAATTTATGGTACTGCCAGGGTTACTAGTTACGTAAAAAGTACATGAATCTGTTAGTGAAAAAGTATTTGTTTGATATAAAGGAGTACTTATAACTTCTTTTATTTCACATACTGTTAGGTTTTCAATTATATTTGCACTCATTATCTATCTCCGTACTGCGTTGCGCAAGTTGTCCATAACTGTGGTAAAGTACCAGCAACTGATCCTGTATAACCCATCAGAGGTCTTCCACGAGCTAAGTGTGATAACATACGCATATCACAAATTACTCCATTAGTTCCAGTAAAAGTTTCGTGTAACTTATAAAAGTAGTTACAATCTTTAAATCGATAGGTAGTTTCATACCAATCAGTACTAGTTAGTGTAACTAGTACAGTTGTACCTCCAGGAATAGTTACTGATCCTGTTAGTTCTTTTGCTCTAATATTATTACTAGTTATGTTAGCCACACTTGTTCCAGTTACACTAGTAACTGTACTATACTTATTAGTATTAGGAGTAAAGTAAGCTATTTGACCACCTTCTTGACCGCTACTCCAATAATTAGACACAACACCACTTATGCTTACACTAACGCTACTGCTATTAGTATTACGAAGTGGTAAACATCTAAGCGTATGTCCTGGTTCACCCTGCGAGTTATCATAGTGAAATACATCGCGTCTATATCCTACACGATTACCGCTTGCAAACTGCAGTCTACGCGGTAACTCGTTTTCTGAATCAGCTCCTATCATAGGCTGAGTAGTACCGCTACCAGCTGCATATCCGTCACCCAGTAACATATTCCAAAATTGAATAGCAGTATTATCGTTGTGTACTGAGTAATTTGTATAAGTAGTCCAACTGCTACTTGAGCCCCACTCACCTGTGGAATAAATATTTTGGCGGTCAGTATGTGAAGATACTGTGCCAACATTATAAGCAGTTTCAGGAGCAACCAGGTAGGTTTCTCCTGGTTGGTAAATTACTGGATTTTCAAAACTCAAGTTTCCCTGTCCATCAGTTTGAATAAATTGATTATTGGCTCCGTTACCTACTGGTAAACTAAAGGCAGTTCCACTAGGTTTTTGTATTTGATCAGCAAAAATTCTTGACATTTATCTGTCTCCATAGTTAACTGCACATTGTTTCCAAATAGCTGAGATTTGTGGTGTAAAACTACCAGTATAAGCTAAGTCTACAAATCTACTATTATGTAAATTATGCAACATACGTAAATCACAAATAACACCTGTAGGAAAAATTGTCTCTAGGTTGTAAAAATAATTTGTGTCACGGAACCTATAAGTGGTCATATAATGGTCCGTACTAGTCAAGCATACTAAAACAGTTTTACCTGCAGGTATAGTATAAGAGCCAGTTAAATTTAAATTTTGACTGCTAGTAGTAGAATATGCAACTCTAGTTCCTGTAACACTTGTAACAGTGCTGTACGTAATAGTATTAGGTTCAAATACTGCTATACAGGCACCTTCATGTCCGCTTTCAGTGTAATCACTTGCCCTAGCGCTAATGGTAATTGTAATTGGTGATGCAGTAGTATTACGTACTGGCATAACTCTCCAGCTATGGCCAGCGTATCCAGTAGCATTGTCATAGTGAAAGAAATCTCTGCCGTAACCTAAACGTCTGCCTGCGGCAAATTGTAGTGTTCTTGCAAATTGATGCTCTGAGTCACTACCCTGCATGTAGTTAGACAAAGTAGTATCAGTTCGGTTAGCATGCCCATCGCCCAGTAACATATTCCAAAATTGAATAGCATGATTATCAGATTCAATAGCGTAATTATAAAAAGTAGTCCAAGGACCAGTTGTCCACTCTTCACTAGAATAAGTATTTTGACGATCAGTGTGCGTAACAATACTACCTATAATACCTTTGCCTTCTTGCATAGGTATAGCTGTTAGAGATTGAGGTCCTGTATACTCCATACTGGCCCAACCCAAGTTTTGACTACCATCAGTTTTCATGTACTGACCAATAGTTCCGTCTGTTGCAGGAATATTAAAAGCTGAAGCAGTATTGTTAATTATGTTGATTGTTCCACGCATTGCTCCATGGTTTTGACAAACATAGTATAAAGTATTAGGTGCTCCGCCAGGTACTGTAAAAGTTATAGTACCTACGGATGCTCCCGGATTAGTTACTCCACTAGTGTATACGTCAGCAGAGCTGTAAGCACTGTTTACTGTTTGTATATGAAAAGGGTGTCCGGCTGCATTTACGTTAAAGGTATAAGTAGAACCTCTAACTAAAGTTAGTGTTGGGTTACTTGCTACTGAATTAATTGTATAAGAGCCCGAACCTGAGTTAATAACCGCGAGCACACTAGGACTGCTAGGTACTGTTAGTTTTTGTATTTGGTCTACTATAATCTTTGACATATGTTAACTCCTATTATACCATTGGTGCAGGTGGAATTGTAACCTCAAGTGGAAATCCTGGTTGAGCTGGAAGATTACGCAAAGCTTCTCTAAAAGTAGTAATTTCAGCTTGTTTAGCTGATGTAAATTTAGCAAAACGGTCGGGGAGTACCCAAGAGTCAGAAAGTACTAACATTTGGTCACGTTCCCAGCGCATTTTATTTGCAGCAGCAGCAACACGAAGTGTGGCTAATTCAGCATCACATTCTGCATCTGTTGCAGCACGTATAGTATCGCCGTCTTTAATAATACGACGAGCTACCATTAGTGCATCATCGCAAACTGTCCAGTCTGCTAGGTTTTCTCCAGGTGGCAAAAATCCTAAAACTTCTTTTGCCATATTTTGTTCATTGAATTTTACGTACATTTTATCTATCTCCAAAATTAGTGGCAGTTTTAGTCCAAAGAGGCGCTAAAATACCGGTGCCATTACAGGTTCCTGTATTAGGCAGGTTAAAGTTACTTGCGTATAGTGAGCTTAACATCCGCATATCACATACAATATTTGCATCAGCAAAGGTATAGCTAGTATTTAAATAATAAAAATAATTTGTATCTTTAAATCTATAAGTAGTTTGATACGAGTTAGTACTTGCTAAACATACTAATACTGTGGTCTTAGCAGGAATACTGTGTGAGCCGCTAAAAGCTTGGGGACCGTTTGTGTCGCCACTACTTTGCGAATAAGCAAGTCGAGTACTAGACACTGTAGTAACAGTACTATATGTGCTAGTATTTGGTGTTAACACAAACATACAGCAACCTTCATATCCTGAAGAATAGTAGTCGCTCATTCTTGCATAAAAAGGAACGCTTATAGCTGATGTTGAGTTGTTACGAATAGGCATAATTCTAAAAGTATGCCCGCCGTTACTTGTGGCATTCGACCATTGTAATCTATCTCGTTTATACCCTAAACGGTCGCCGTGAGCAAACATTAAAGCTCTTGAACCACTACCACGATCATCGTCACCAATAAACCACTCGCTAGTGCCCTGTGGTAAACCATCACCTAGTGCCATATTAATAAATTGTATTAAATTATTATCATCATGGGCAGCGTAGTTATAATAAGTAGTCCAAGGACCACTAGAAGTCCACTGAGGACCTCCACTATAACTATTTTGACGATCAGTAAAACTGGACACAGAACCAACTATACCTTTACCCTCTTGAGCAATTATTGGTAAAGGTACATCTGGAAAAGTGTAGCTGTTACTGAATGTTAAATTGCCTGCGGCATCTGTTTTTAAAAATTGACCTGCTGTGCCGTCAGCAATGGGGAACGACACTGCCGCTCCCCCTGGTCTTTGAATTGTATCTACTACAAGTTTTGACATTTAATAGTATCCTTATTATTTTGAAAGTGCAAATCCAGAAGGATTCATAATTGTATGATAAGCACCATCTTGTATTGTATATACAGTCGTACCTGTCAACGTAAGTGAATTCATACTAAATGCTAACTTATTAGGCGGCAATGATTTATCAAAACTAATTGTATTAGATAAGTATACTTCATTATTATTATCAACATAATTTTTAACCGCATACTCTGTTGGAACAGCAGTATTTGAATTACCACTTAAAGTAACGTCGCTGGAAAACTCATTAATAGTTTCGCCCAACTGCGCACCAATACTACCCAACTTCAAACTAGTCAAACCACTTAAGTCAAATGCGTTAGCATTTAAAGTAGCACGTCCAGTTGCTTGATCAATACGGAAGTATTCACCAACACGGAAGTTACCATCTTGGTCTGTACTTACGTAATAGACACGTCCTGGAAACACTTCATTTGTTTCATTACCTTGAGCAGCTGCTTGTGTTGGCGTACCTGGATAGTTAGTAGTTATTACACCACCAGTACCAATTGACAAGAAATCATGACCAGTTAAACGAATTTGTGAATACTTACTACGTAAAGTAACAGCAGTACCACTAGCACTACCACTTGGTTTTTCCTGTGCTAAGATTACAGCTACTTCGCTAGCACTATTTGTGTAAGTTCCTGTAGTACTTTGTACAACATAAGCATAAGTATCACCAGCTAACTGAATACTTTGTCCTGGTTTAGGTGCAGCAGTTAAATTATTTAATACTAACACAAAACCTTTTTGATCTTCTAGTGCACCTGCACTAATAGTGCCAGTACCACCGTTGGTAAATGTTAAGCTATTACCAAAAGAAAAATTACCAGTAGTATTTTTTAAGTATATTTTATTAGCGCTGTACTGCACGTTAGTAACAATACCTGTACCACCACCACTACTTGTACACGTATCGCCTACATTAATAGTTCCACCAGTATATACAAAGTTAAGCTGTCTACCTACTAATGTACCAGTTATTGCTGTTTCAGATATTCCGAATCCTTGAGATACTGCACCCCAAGTACCATAACTATTGTTACCGTTTAGTGCACGAATAAATCCGCCACCAGTTGCTATGTAACCAAAATAATTATAGTAAGTAAAGCAACTTACAATCTCTGATTTACCTTCATCTTTGACCCAGTAGCCAACACCATTATCATTAATAATAGTATAGCCGTGGAAAATCATAGTTTTAGCTCCAGTTGTATGAACTGTACCATCAATTAAAGCACCAATAGCACCTTGACCAATAAACGAACACTCCAAAACATAAGGAGATTTATGAAGAATAGGAGAAGCAGGATTTAATCTAACTACTACACCTTTAATTGTAGAAGTTGTAATATCGCTAGGAG